CACATGGTCTGCTGTTGATGCAGCCTATTCAAGATGGTGCAGTTGTCACACGCATATTTGATCCTGAATCACTGACATCTGTAGAGTCAACTATGCAACTGCCAGAGGGGCAGAATCCACAGCAAATGGGATCTTGTGTGAGTTACTATCGTAGGTACAGTTTGACCAGTCTGCTATGCTTGCAAACAACAGATGATGATGCAGAGCTAGCAAGCAAGCCTAAGGCTAAACCTACTGCAACAGATGAGCTTGTTGATAAGTTTATTGTATCTCTTCAGGCAGGTACCAACAAGTGGAGTGCTGAGAAATTCATTAGCACATATGCTTTGACTGAAGCACAGATTGTAAAACTTAATGAAACACCACTATGAGAAAGCTAGCTGAATGGCATTGATTGCTTTGACCATCATCACCATCACAGCTGTGTGGGGATTGGTGTGGCACTACTTTGGCTGGTACGGAATCATCACACTGGCAGTCATTGCCATTGGACTTTCAATTTATACAACAATTTAATACTTAACTATGAAATTTAGAGCATCATCACTGGGCAAGCTAATGACAGCAGCCCGGTCAAAGTCTGAGATACTATCACAGACTGCAAAGAGCCACATTGAACAGCTGGCAAAAGAAACATTCTTCAACTACCGCAATGAGATATCATCAAGGTACCTGGACAAAGGTCAACAGCAGGAGCATGATTCAATTGAACTGCTAAACACGGTCCGCATGGAGAACTACACCAAGCACATTGGCAGAGTGTCCAATGAATACCTGACTGGTGAGTGTGACATCATCACCAATGACACCATCATTGACATAAAGACATCATGGTCCATTGATACATGGCCTGCACTACCACATGAAGCGCATAATTCTGACTATGAGTGGCAGATGCGTGCATACATGATGCTGTATGACAGACCACAGGCTGAAGTTATTTCATGCTTGGTGACAACAGATCCTGACTTGTTGAGCTCATTTGACAACAGAGAACTTCACCAGGTGGATCACATTCCTGCAGACAAGAGAATCACGGTGGTGAAATATGACCGTGACATCTTGCTAGAAGCTGAAATCATGGAACGTCTGAAGATATGCTCAGACTACTATGATCAATATATGCAACAATTAACAAATAAATAGTAAAAATGAACAGAGAAGAATTCTTCAAAAAAGCAGTGATAGAGATATCAGCTGCATTGATGACACAGCCAGGAGCGTGGAAACAATCACTAGACAAGGCTATTGAGATGGCGCAGTATTTAACAACACAAGTCTATGGTGAGCAATCACCTAGTGACTGGAACACAACTGAGATATGAGCAAGGTAAGACAGAAACAAGTATTCAATGGTGAGAATGGACTCATCTACTATGAAATCACATTCACTGCATTGGCACATGACTGGATACCTGCAGAGACCTATGAAGAAATCAGTGAATTGATTGATGTGAAGATATCAGCACCAGAGTCATTTGCCGCACAGACAGCATATGATGCACTGACTGACATGATGCACATGTGGAAAATGAATAGGCATGTATCAAGTGATGAATGGAAAGCAGGATTCAGAGCTGCATGGACAGCGGCAGGTGGTGCTGGAGATGATCTAAACTAATAAACACAAATACAAATGGAACAAAAAAACAACACAGGAGCAATCTTCAAAAATGACAAGAAGACTGCAGAGAATCAACCGGACTACCGTGGTAAGATGATGGTAGATGGCAAAGAGTGGGAGATCTCACTATGGGTACGTGAGTCAGCCGCTGGCAACAAGTACATGAGTGCTGCCATCAAAGAGCCATACGTCAAGCCAGATGAGTCTGCACCAGTAACACCAAAGAAAGATGATTCAGATGATGGTATGCCTTTCTAAAGATGAGCAACTGACAGACTGGATGATACGTCAAGTGAAAGAGCGGTGCCGTGACAGGTACCGTCTCATTCACCTGGCAGAAGACACTGGCTTGAAGTACAATCAGCTGTGGAGATTCATGAATGGGCATCAGGTGAATCAACAATTTATCAATGACCTGTTCAAAATTTTAGTACATTAGTGAATGTTTTGGTCAAGGGAGGCATATGAGATAAGTAAAAAGATCACCAGCAACAATGAGCTGCATGTTGACTTGGTGTCTCATGTGTTTCTTCTTTTACACCAGCTCAATATCAGTGAGGATGAACTACCAAGGACCTTTGCCAAATTCGCATACAATCAGTGGACATGGCAACAGTCAGAATTCAACCGGATGTATCAACGTGGCATCATCAACATTGAACTGCCTGATTCATTCACCAGCAAGGATGCTGAAGACTTCAGTGAGTATGAAGACCTGCTGATTCAGTACATTGAGATGGCACCAAAGGATGACAATGATCTATTCTGTAAAGAGATAGCAAAGATGCACCTTTATGGGATGACCTACAGAGACATCCGCAATGAAACAGACCTTTCACTTCAAACAATTCACCAAGCAATAAAACAATTCAAACATGATCTCTATTATTTTTACAATCACACTGCTATCAATTGGACTGGCAAGAGCCTTGATGACGTTCAACCTGCCTGACTACAAGCCATTCAACTGCCAATCATGCCTATCATTCTGGATAGCTGTGGTAGGATTCTTTGCTGTAGATCCTGGATACATTATGCTGGCATTTATCACCTATCTAGTGTCTGACCTAATCATGATCTATGAAGCTCATTAAAAGATTCTGGAACTGGCTCACTAGACGTAAACCTGTGACATCAAGTCAACCTGTGGACCGTTCAGCTGATGAACTGCACCTTGTCACTATTGGTGCTTTGCTCATCAGTGAGCTATACAAGTCACGTGAACTTAGAAAGAAGATACGTGGCACCAACCTAGAGAAACAACTTAAACAATTATTAAAATGATACTATCACCAGAACTGAATGCTCAACTGGAGCGCTTCAGTAGAACAAGATCATGTTCACTAGGGAGTGAGCTGAAAAATGAACTAGCACTAGTGCTGTTTGAAACTAATGGTAAGCGCCTGAACAAATCATGTGGTACATGTGTACGAAATGCTATGCAGGATGTACTGAACTTCATGTCTAGAGAAGTGCGCCTTGAGTCATTTATTGGTGTACGTCATGAACGTGCTAATGCTGTGAAACCAAGCACACCATCTAGAGAAGAATTGCAACAAGAGAATGAAGCTGCTAGAATAACTTTGGCAGAGCTGGAAAAAATGAGCTACAAAGAGCTGAAAGCATATGCTGGTATAAAAGGAAATATAAAGAGAGAGAAGATATATCAGATATTACATCTAAAATAGAACAGGTTTACATATTATAGATTGGACCAATGGCAAAGAGCAAAGAATTCCTGTACACACTGTATCAATTAGCAGAGATCTACATTGATGATTGTCTGTCTCACACTACTCAAGAGGTGTCTCAAGGTAAGGTGGTGGAGAAGATGAACAGACATATTCCTACTGTGGACTTCTTTTTGCGTATTTGGATACCAAGAAACTATTCAAAAAAAGACACTATAAAAAGACCTACATACTATAGATGGCTCAACTGGACCAATACTGAGAAGCAACGTGTCATCTTTGACATTGACGAAAACTTCAAAGCATTAGCCAGGGATATTGTAGCCAATGAAGGCAAGGGCATTTTCTATGCAAAGAACAGATTGAACATGCATGACCGTCAACAGGTAGAGACCAAGACGGTGGAGAAATTTGACTTTGAATAAGAAATCTGCTGCAACCCAGATATGCCTATCTCATCACTGCGTAAGATGTGGACACATTGCATAAGTGTATAGGCTGACAGCTTGGAAAGACAAGCAACATAGTCAGGTAGCTTAATTGGAAAAGCGGTTGCGATAGTTTCCGTTGCAGGTTCGAATCCTGTCCTGACTACAATTAACACAATGAGCACAATCAAAGGATACAAGCCACACGATAATCAGCGGACCATTCACACTGCCATCAATCAAGGCAAGGAGAAGTACTATGCTTTGAACATAGGCAGGCAGTTTGGTAAGACAATGCTTGGCATCAATCAGATGCTGTACTGGGCAATCAATGACAAAGGGTGCAACATTGCTTGGGTAACTCCAGTATATAAGCAGGGCAAGAAAGTATTCAGTGAGATGGAGCGTGCAACTGCTGCCAGTGGTCTGTTTGAATTCAACAAGTCTGACCTCATCATCAGTGGCTTTGGATCTACAATCACATTCTTCTCAGGGGAGCGCCCGGATAACATACGAGGGAATACATTTGACTATCTCATCATTGATGAATTCGCATTCACCAGGTCAGAGCTATGGGATGAGGTGCTGAGTGCAACGGTCCTAGTGAAGGGCAAGAAAGTGCTATTCATCAGTACACCCAAAGGAAAGAATCACTTTCACAAGATGTGCATGCAGCCAAACTATGATGACAGATACATGTACTTTCACTACACGTCATATGACAATCCAATGATTCATCCTGCAGATCTCGAAGAAAGAAAGCGGTCCATGCCTGACCACATCTTCAGGCAGGAGTACATGGCTGAATTTATTGACAATGCATCCGGACTATTCAAGAACGTGCGCACATCTGTGGGCCAATGGGAGCCAAAGGGCAGAGCCTATGCAGGACTTGACATTGGTAGAGCAGATGACTACACCGTGCTCACTATCCTGAATGAAGACGGTCACATGATCTACGTGCAAAGATGGCGTCATGATGAGTGGAGCAGGATCATTGACAAGGTGGCTGATGTCATCAAGGCATTCAATGCTGTCACTGTGGTAGAGGTGAACAATCAAGGTGATGTGTTCTTTGAGATGCTTCAGACCAAGTGCAGAAACAACGTGCATCCATTTGTCACTACATCCAAGAGCAAGCCCATCATCATTGAAGATCTAGCACTGGCATTTGAGCAAGGTGACATCAAGGTGCTGAATGAGTCATGGCTACTTGATGAGCTTGAGAATTTTACCTACATTTACAATATCAACACACGGAAAGTGCAGTATAGTGCACCATCAGGAATGCATGATGATGGAGTGATGTCAACAGCCTTGGCAATGCACGCACTGAAGCACTACAGAATGAAAGGAAAATATAAGATATTAAGAGCATGAGTCAGATTGACATTAAACTACCAGCAACAATACAGGACTGCACCCCTGAACAGATGGCCAAGTGGCTGATGATAGCACCAGTGTTTGAAGAATCAAAGAATGACTTGAGTGCATCACTTGACTTTCAGTGTCAGCTCATCAGCATCTTCAGTGGCATGAGTGTGAATAAGGTCCGCAAAGCTCACATTGATGACGTGCTGGCATGCACCACACACATACTTCAAATGCTTGCAACGTACAGACAGAAAGAAACACCAACAGGCAGAGTGGAGATTGACGGCCAAGTGTATGTGTTCACACCTGACATCTCAGTCATGAGTACTGGACAGATCATTGACTTGAAACTGATTGAATCAGTGCAAGAAGATCCATGTGCAGCATTGGCAATCTGCTATATTGAAGAAGGGATGGAGTACTGCCAAGAAGATGACCGTGGCAAGGTTCTCAATCCATCAGCCAAACGGAAAGAGAAATTCTTGAAGGCTTTCCCTGGTGATGAATTTATTGACTTCTTCGCTTTTTTTTTGCAGCAGTCAGAGGTGCGGAAGCTCGCTATATTGGGCATACAGATGATGAGGAGCAAGGAACAGATGAAGATGATGAAAGAGACAACTCAAGCTCAGATGAAAGAAATGACTCAGAGTGGTTCATCTGGACAGGGCTCATTGTTCACTTGGCTGAGAAGCTTCAGAAAGATGTGGACCAGATAACTAGACAGCCGTATGTCAAGACATTGTTCTGGCTGAACTACTTCAAGCTGAAATCAGAACAAGATTACATATTATCAAAGCATGGCAGAACTTGACTTTCTTGATTCACTTGGCTTCACTGAGCAGGAACTGACTCAGCCACAAACTGCGTATGAGAAACT